GATACAGGACCCGTCTTCTTGGCCTTGTATCCGCACAACTTCTGGATATTTGTTGTAGATAGCTTGATGGTTCATGCTGCAATCTCCCAGACAATCATGGATGACGATAGTCGTTCATAATGGGCGCTGTTGACGTCGCCTACCGTGCGGTTCGTATACAGAGTGGCTGTAACATTGCCAGATTGTCTTACAAAAAATTTCATAGTAAAGGTTGAATTGCCTAAGCCTGTAAAAAGGTGGCTATAAAAAGTAGATTCTGGTGTACTATTAGCGTCTGCTTGATGGTACTGATTGAAAACAGTGGATGAACCTACTGGGTGATTTGTACCCATATTGAAACCTAAATGCTGGCTAGGTGGATTAGACGTACCTGCAGCAAATACCATATCCCAGTTAGTTGTAGAAGATAGCTCTCCATTCCACCGTACTTGCACATAAAACTTGCTGTTAGTGCCAACTGGAGTAACAGAAGTTGCCAAATCTGTAATCTCACTCCAAGAACTATTATTTGTAGAAACAGAGGATGTAAGTTGTTCTTGATTGTAAACAACCTGCAAAACCTTGCCGCCTGACGGAGTGTCAAAAGACAGCGAACCTGACCCATCGGTTTTTAAAAATTGACCAGCCGACCCGTCTGAACTTGGGTAAGCCAACGAATTGATCTTAGTGACATCTATGTTCCCGTTCCCGTCTTTGGCAACAATTTCGCCCGCAGTAGCTGGCACAGTCAACGCTATGTCTGAGCTAACCGAGGTAGGTACGTCTAGTTCGACGGAACCGCCGCCAGACTCTGCTTTTAGCTTGATTGACATTACAGTTCAGGCCAGGGAGGGTTTGCAGGGTCGGACGTGTTTGCAGGCAAGTCACGCAAAGCCTGACGATATTTTTTCATAGCGTCAGAAAGCTCTGTGTCCTTCAAAGCTGCGTAGTCCGTTTTAGCCAGCAGTTCATCACGCTTTTCACGCAGCTCGTTCCAAGGAGCTAATTCTCTAAGCCTTACAATCTCAGCCTCAATGTCGCTAGGCGTAGGTTCTGACTGCTTCGAGTCAATCCAAGTCAATACATCACCTCGGAGCACCCATTCAGCTCCAGGGCGCAATGAATTAAGAGCCTCTACTTTGGTAATTGGATTGATCATCCTCTAATCTCCAACAGCGTAATCTTAGATGTAGACGGGATAGCGTCGGAACTTCTGGTCAAGGTAAGAGTGCAGTTGCCGGCATATGGTCTGCCTTGGCACTTATAGGTGATCGCGCTTGCCGTGCTAGGAGAATCGACAAACGAAATAGGGTAAATATCAATAATCGTTCCCATAGAAGTTTCGTATTTTGCAAACGGATTGACGCCAACAGCAGGCGATTGATAAACAGTGGTTGTACCCCTTAGAACTCTTAACCCCATTCCGTTCTGCGTAGTGCCACCAGTGAGCGCCCATTGCACAGCGTGGTGAACCAAAACCAAAATTTTGCTGCTTGTGCTTTTTGGCGTAATGGTGGCTTGCAGGCCAGAATCTACATATGACAAAGCAGTAGTGACAACTTGTGTCTGTGTAGTGCCTTCTACTACCTGCAAGATGTTGCCGGGCTCTTCAACGGCAATTGTGCCGCTGGTTGGCATAGTCGTACTGGAAAAAGATAAATTATTTGATGCGTCAGTCTTGAGCACTGTGTTGGCAGCGCCGGGCAGCCCTGGCAGCGTAAACGTCAGATTGCCGTCGCACTCTGCGGGAACGTCTAGTTCAACCGAGCCAAATGTTGCACCGTTTAACTTGATGCCCATAGTCCGGGTGACTCAGACTCTGTAATAGACGCATTATAGGCAGCAACCATCTCAGGGGTCTACAGCCACGGTTACACGACAACCCAATTGGAAGTCGCGGGAACAGTGACCACCGCACCTGAGTTGATTGTCAGAGGGCCTGCGCTGATCGCATTTTTGTTTGCCGTAATCGTGTAACTCGACGTCACCACATTGTCGTGTTCATAAGCAAACTGATCTGTGCTGCCGCCAGACGCGCCACCGCCAATACTTCCCCACGCAGTGCCGTTATGGCCCTCGAACTGTGTTGTGGTCGTATTGAATCGCATGTAGCCAGTCAGGTTTGCAGCGTTGCCGCCATCGGCTGGCCGGTCGGTTGTCACCCCGTGAGGCAAAGCCACCGCGTCTGTTCCGTTTATGTCGAGCGTGACCGCAGGCGTGCAATTGATGCCAACACGGTTTGCGCTTACATCAACAAAAAGCCTGTCGGTATCAACCGTTAAATCTTGGTCGCCAAAATCTGCATCAATCTTAGTGCCTGCAATCGCAGCGGATGAGTTGATGTCTGCATTGACGATTGTGTCATCAGCAATTTTTGCCGATGTGATTTGAGAATCTGCAATATGCGCAGTATCGATTGATCCATCAACGTAATGTTCAGAGTTAATGGAATCATCGGCAATCTTTGTGCCGTCTATTGCGTCTGCAGCTATCTTTGCAGTTGTAACTTGAGAGTCTGCAATATGCGCAGTGTCAATCGAACCGTCTACATAATGCTCTGAGTTGATCGAATCATCGGCAATCTTTGTACCATTTACAGCGTCTGCAGCCAGCTTGGCATCTGTAATCTGAAGGTCAGCAATATGCGCGGTGTCAATCGACCCATCAACGTAATGCTCAGAATTGATTGAGTCATCTGCGATCTTGTCGCTGTTGATTGCATCATTGGCAATGTATGCAGTCGCAATGGCAGTCCCGTTCCAAACGCCGGTTGCGATTGTTCCAACGCTTGTCAAGCTAGAAGCAGTAACGCCGCTGCCCAGCGTGCTGCCACTAAGAACACTAGCGCCGTTAATTTTGAATTCTTTGCCAGAGATTAGGTTTACATGCTCAGAAAAGTCCCAACTACTTGACCCGTTCACCCATGTAATTGTGTGATCAGTGGAGCCCTTCAGGGTGATGCCGCCACCGTCAGCCGTCGTGTCAGTTGGTGTGCCAACTTTGCCGATCTCAATGTTTTTATCCTCAACCGTCAAAGTGGTTGAATCAATTGTTGTGGTCGTGCCTTGAACAGTTAGGTTCCCAGGGACAGTGACTCCGGTTGCTGCCACAACGAATGCTTGCGTTCCACCGGCTGTGATGCCTACTTGGTCCGCTGCTGGTTGGTAAATGCCAGTGTTCACGTCACCAGCAAATGCAATTGTTGGGGCGGAATTGGTTCCTGCTGTTTTGAAGTCAAACTGGCCAGTTGCGCTTATGTTCAAGCGCTCTCCGCCAGCAGTTGAAACACCAATGGTGTTGTCTGCCGAAAGGAATAAACCAGTGTCGTTATCTCCATCAAACGCGATGCTTGGAGCAGCAGCCGTTCCGGTGCCTGCATTTTCCATCATGTCAGCGATGCTGACCTTCTTTGTGACGTTGCTGCCTATGTCAACCACGGCAACCACGTCTGTGCTGGTTGGCACGTTGTACGCCGCCAAGTCTGTGATTTTGATGTCAGCCATGACTCAGCCGTTCAGTAAATGAATTTTAGCCCTGCCCTAGGTCTTGATACAGGGGAGCAATGCGACGTTGCGTGGACGCGCCTCGGCAGCGCCGCTGGTGTTGGTTGTGGCTGAAAAACTGTGGTTGTGGCTCGCATTGAAGTTGATTTGACGGCCATTATTGGCGTCATGGCCTTCTAAGCCTCCGACGTTGCCACCATCACTAAAAACGCCTGTGGCGAGGTTGGCTGCTTGGTGATTGCCGGGACGGAACGAGCCTGTCAAGCTTGCTGTGCTTGTCGTTCCGCTGACAGAGTGGCTGTGGCTGGCATTTTGGCCGTTTTGCACGCTGCCTAAAGTACGCCCGCTATCTATCCCCTTGCCACTGTCTAAGCCTCGCAGAAACTCGCCACGCAGGTCCGGCACGTTGAAAGTAGTAGAGCCGTTGCCTGCGCCGTAGGTTGTCCCAATGGCAGCAAACAAAGTCGCAAAGGTTGTTCGGCTTATCGCTGCACCATTAGCGTGCAAGTAGCCAGTGGGAGCAGTTGATCTGGCTGAGTAAATAATTGTCCCAGCAGGGGTCAGGTCTGTTGCTGCCGGAATCCCTGCAACTTGTGCATCAACGTACGCCTTATTGGACGCCATGTTGTTTGTCGTGGGATTGCCAGCAAGCGTCAAATCGCCTGTCAGCGTTCCACCTGCCAACTGCAGGAAATTAGCGTTGGCGTTTGTAATCTTCAAATATCGGGCATCACCATCAGCTTCTGTAATGCCCAAGGGGTCAACACGCACAAATGCGGCGCCGTCGTAAACCTTCAGCTCATCAGGCGTTTGGCTTGTATCTAGCCACAGTTGGCCCAATGCTGGTGAGGTTGGCGCAGTGCTTGAAGGGCTGGTCGAGATTGAAGAGCCAGGCAAAAAGCTGACAATCGTAAACGTCGCGCCGTTGAAGACTTTTAAGACAGGCGGGTTAGTGCTGGTGTCTACCCAAAGCTGTCCGTTGTACGGCGCAGGGTTGGTTGGGGCACTTGAGCCAACAGTTAAGCCAAGTTGAGTCAGGACTAAGCCAAGGCTGTTAGCGGTGATGCGCCGTGTTTCGCTTGCGCTGATGCTGGTAAAGGGGAGCACGTCATTGGCTGAGATCGTGCTAGCCGAGGGCAACTGGGAAATGCGTGCGTCAGCCATTAGAAACCAATCACCGTGATGTCAACTTCCCCCGCAACAGGGTTGCCGCTGGAGTTCAGACAACTAACTGTAACCGAGCTAGTGGTTTTTGCTTTAACGACAGCAGTCACCACATTGGGATTCGTTGTCGTTTGCAAAGCCGTGATGCTCACACTTGAAATACCCCTGAAAGGTTTCACAAGGGGGATTGCCGTTCCACTGGCCGCGTTTGAGATGGCTACATCGTTTTGCTTTTCAATCACGTCTGGATAGTCCAGCTGCGCTGTCAGTTCAGTGATGTTGCCAGCGGTTATTCCCCCATCAGGGCTCTTGAAGGTCGTTTCAACCCTGTAAACATCCCCAAGCAATTTTTCAAATGGTGCGTAGGGGTGAACAATCCCTCCTTCTGCCAATTCAACATCTGAATAAAATCTTTGTTCAGCAAGAATCTGGAAGCCTCTTGCGGCATAGGTGCCACTTGCAGTTCCACTGAGGGTGATTGCTGTGCCGCCTTGGCTTGTCGCGACTCTAAAGGTTGTGTCCGTCAGGTCAGTGGCAACAACGTGATAAGTCGTACCAGCCACAACACCAGTTGGGGCAGCTCCTGTGACGACTATGAATTCAAACGTGTCATTCAAAACCAAACCGTGGCTAATAGTGGCGCCATTTTGCTGAAGCGAAAAGCTGTTGTTACCGACATCAATAATCAAAGGTTTGTCTTCAAGGAAAATGTCTGAGTCATCTTCTTGGTCAACAAAGAGCGGGTTGCCTGTTAGCGCGACTAATTTGTGCTGATATGTTGCGGTAGATGTTGTGTCAAGCAGCAGTGAACTTTCCAAGTTATTGTTGTCAAAATTCCAAGTAAAAATGCTGTCAAGTTCTGGGTTGGTTTGAACAAGGTTGCCACCACTGACTTCGCAGTTGTCTTTTACACCTGGCCAGTTGCCTGGCGCTTGCGTCTTAGCGTTTACAGATTGGACTGCGTTGCTAACAGGAGGTGCCCCAATGTTTACCAACACAAAAGCGGGGACATCTGAACGCCACTGAGTGGCGTCAACCGCTTTAACCATGACGCACCAAGTGTCTTTGTCGAACAAACTTGTTTCAAACCACTGCTGCTGTGCAGGTAAACCGCCAGAGGCTAATTCAATACCTGCGAACCAAGACGCCTGTAAATCAAGGCGTTGCTTAGCGCTAGCAGGACCAGCCACGTTGTAAGTGCCAGTTGCAGTGCCACTCAGGCTGATAGGAGCACCACCGTTTGTCGCGCTTACCTTGAAGCCAACGCTTGAAAAACCATCAGCCGCAACAAAGTAAGTAGTGCCATCTACAATGCCCGTGGGCAAAGCTCCTGATGAAGCAGCAAATTTAACTTGGTCGCCAATATCAAATAAGTGCTGGTTGACTTTCGTGCCAATGACAGTGCCCGTCTTAATTGAAATAAGATCGGTGCTGACATCAAACTCAACGACGTTGGTCGCCAGTGTTCCTTTTTTAAATCTGACCTGATACGCGATAACGTCTGAAACTACGCTTTGGTCCCAGCTCCCATAGATACTTAGCGGAAGCTGCCAGCTAAAACGCTTTCCGTCGCTTTTCTGGTTTTCTACGACCCCAAAATTGCTTGGTGTTGGCGGCGTAATTTCTTCGCGTTCGACAAGATCGAATATGTAATCAGTCGGTTCTTCGCCAAAAATTTTACTTGTGAAATTGACACGCACGTCGTAAGTGTCTGGTGCGTGGAACGCTTGAGTGTAATAACCAGTAAGAGGAATATCCGCTAAGAAATACCAACCTTCCGCGTTAGGTGGTTTTACGCCTGGAATCTCACCCGTGGTCAAGGTTTGAGGCTTTACCCAGCACCTGTAGCCATTGATTCGTTCAGGGATTGGGCACGTCCCAGAATCCACAATCAGCAAATGCGTGCCGTCAGGCTGGCTTGCGTGCGTTAGTGTCGCCCCAAACTCTGGTGCGCTTAGATCTGGAATCGGCGGGAAGGGGTCAACGTCATAGCTGACAAATTCAGACTGGCTGCCAAGTCGGTTTACAGTCGCCACCCGAACCTGATAACTGTTGCCAAACACATGGTTTTGCAAAGGAATTTCGACCGTGGTCGCCTGCACTGTGACAACATCACTCCACTCAGTGTCTCCGGTTTTTCGCCATTGATACCTATAGCCTTTGATAAGCAGGTCAACTGTATTGTTGAACTGAGGAGCCTTCCAAGACGCTTTGATTGATGTTTGCCCGTTAGAGAATTCAAGGTCAGCATCAAAATTGGTGGGCGGAGTGACCTGCTGTAGCTTGAATGAATCCTTAGGGATTGCTACAGGCAAGTCATTATCGACAAAGCCATATTTGCTAGCGTTGTATTGGATTGCTTCGACTTGATAGATTAACGGTGACACCTCTGCGATTGAAACGATCCTAAATGTGGCCGCCTGCATCGCGCTCCACTCAAGGACCCATAGAGCGCCCGTCTGTGATTCAACAACTGCATTTAATTCAAGCTTTGTGTTCTTAGATTCGCTGGTGACAACACGAGCAATTAAGTTGTCATCGTCTTGTGTCAATAAGTTATCGGTTGTGCTTTGACGTTGAATTTTGAACTCTTGGGTTTCTTGATTTACCTCAGTTGAGCTGACCACATTGAAGACCTGAAGCTTCGGTCGTGTTGTTTTTGTACCATCCCCGTTGGTTAGTGTCTCGCCATCTGGAACAACTAGCGTCAGTGTGTACGCCGTTCCAGGAGACAACGCCAGCACTGCATCAAGCGTGACTGTGTTGCCGTCTATTGCAACAATGCGCCCACCTAAACGTTGCCCCTGCCTAAGCGGGTCAGCAATCTGAATAATTTCTCCAACACCGGCAGCTAGCCCTTCTGCGCCAATACGAAAACTCACCTTTTCAGTCTCGTATCTGTCGCTGAACAGGGTGTGCTTGGCTGCTCGCAGAGCTTGACCGCGAGAAGTAACCCCTATTAAGCGAAGATCGACAGGGTTATAGCCAAACTTGTCCAGCAACTCATCATCCTGCTGGTACTCGGTGACTGAACTGTAGGCTTGACTAGGGTCATCCCAGTTTGCAAGCACAACAGTTTTACGCGCTGCACGCGCAGTCCCGGAGTAGTTAAAGCATGGCGTTGAAACCCTGCCGTCCTCTGTAGTCTCTTGAATAACATTTGCCTCGCTAAATTGCTGCACAGGATCTTGCAGACGATCTTGCGTCAGGTACAGCTCGCCTTCGCTGTAGTAAATCAATCCACGGAAGCAGGACGCTAGCGCGTTCAACACGTCATACACGCTGCCCGGATTTTGCAAATACACATTGCACGTAAAACGGGGCTCAGTTCCACCTGATCCGTTGGGCACGCTCTCATCGCAATACTGACTAACGGTGTAGAGATACCAAGGATCAATCGCGATTGAATTTACATAACGCTTGACTCCAAACCTTTCGTTTAAAACAATGTCTCTAAAGATCCAAGCAGGATTATCGGTCCACGCCATTTGGAATGTCCCGTCCCAGACTCCTGTGTAAGTTCGAGTGGCCGCGTTGTAATTGGTAGGAACTTGAACTCGCTTGCCGCGCACTTTTGCCGACAGATCAGGAATAGTGTTGAACTGTCTTGCGTCAATTTTGAGCGCAACACATGCTGTGTTGGGGTAGGCAAGCTTTTCATCAATGATTTCGACGTAAGCCTGCCACGAAATACTGTTTTGGATAAACGCAGAACTGCTATCCGCAGTCAAGCGAGTGACGCGAAGATTCCAAGGCCCTGTCCCAGGCAAGGCAAACTCATACGCTCGCTGAAATTCACTGTTTGATTTGCCGCTTACTGTTGGCTGTGCGACAGTTGTATAAGCACCGCCATTTGAATTGACTTCAATCCGATAACTGACCGAAGTGCCGTTAATGTCTCCGGTGTCTGGGTTTTGAGCTTGTAACGCAGGGTGCGAAATAATCACCCTCGCACGTTCAGTGTCTGTATCGGTGATAGCTCTAGTGACTGCCCCAGTAGCCTGAGTGACAGGAACATTTACGCCGACAGTATTTTCTGCTTGGCTAAAACCTGGGATTGGAGTCTGCGTTGCATCGTCACCATCGCGAGAATCAAGAGTAAATCCTTCAAAATTTGTAGAATTGTCTGGATTGCGGATTGGGACTCCATCAAGATAAACGTCCTTTTCAATGCCGTTAGGAAACCCCTCTATTTCACCCTCAGACAACGCATAAACAGTTTTTGCAAATGCAACCGAAAAAAGATTGTTAGCCGCTTCTACTGGCTGCTTCGCCGTAGGGGACTGGATAATTGTTTGCTGGATGACAGTTTGCGGCTGTGACTTTCCGCCGCCTCCACCGCCAGCGCCGCTGACTTCTACTTCTGTTTTTTGCGTGTCACTGTCCATCACAAGAAGTTCTGCAGCTCAAGGCCGAACGAAAGGACAGGCAATGCACCAATGATACGTTCCCCGTATAGCACCGGCACAACATCGCCTTGAACAGTGTTGGCGTTCGACTTATCAAAAGTGAACGAGTTCAACTGTTCAGCTTGGCTGCGCCCTGTCGTAGCGCTTGAACGTCCCACGCCGCCCTTCACGGTTGGCATTTTGGGCGTTGGAGTCAAAAGGTCTGCTACGCCACCAAACAGCATTGACGCACCGATTGCGCCGATGCCAAGAGAAACCGCACCGAATGGCGTTCCAAAAATTGTTGCCGCTGTTGCGCCAAGGCCTGGGACCAAAATGGCAAACGCGACCAACGCAACACCAGCTACGACCTTGCCAACACCGCCACGCCCTACAGGGACAGGGGCAAGCACTAGCCGTTTGCTTATCGGCCATAACAACTGCTCTTCATCAATGCCCTCTGGCGAGTGATCGGTGATCACCTTCCAAGCAACGCCTTTGTCGCCCGACTCAAGCAGGTATTCCCGCAGGCCCGGTATTTGCAGCATCAAAGCCCGCAAGCCCTCAGCAGGCGTCTTGATTGCTAACTGAAACTTGCGGCCAAACCTTCGCCCAGCTTCGCCAACCAATCGGATCGTGACCATTAGGCAATGCGACGAACGATCATGGCCGTATTATCGCGGAAATAACCGCTGTAGGGCATCACCTCAGATTTGCGGCCTACCAAATGCTGAAAGATCTGATTGGCTTCTGGGTCTTCCAACACTGCGACATGGTTACACGCATCATCGTTTTTAATCTTCATTAGGAACACGTCGCCCCGCTCTAACGGCACTGACGGGGGGATCCGTATAAAGCCCTCGGCGGCGAAGTTGTCCTCAAAGTGCGTAAAGCCACGCTGTACCCATTCGCCCTCGTACAAGCGCTCATAGTCGCCCATCGCAACGCCCATCTCTTGGCTGTACCAGTCACGCACTGCTGAATAACAGTCATAACCGCCATACAGCCATGGGCGCCCCAGCAGCCCTGCCGACTGGTTCGGATCAAAGTAAAAGTGCTCCGTGCCCGCACAATTAAAAATCGCGTAAGGCAGGTTTAATGCTTTTGAAGCGTTGATGTCGGCAAAGCTGACAGTTCCATAGTCGATGTGACTGTGCCAAGACGCTGTCGCGTCGTCTAAATGCAAAGCAGTCTCTTCAGCGCTAATCGTAAAAGCGTTCTCTTCTTTTGACGTATTAGTGCATTCGACAATGTCTCCATTGTTCAAAATAAAGCCACACGCCTCAACAGGGTGCGCAGCCTCTGCACGCTTTTGAATTTCGGCTTGCTGCTTGCTTGTGGTCGGGTTGCTAAAAGAAGAAAGCATGATTAGCCCATTGCATCGGTCAGCCCTGGGAAGCCGCCAAAAGGTAAGCGTGGAGTGTTTCCAAAGCGTAGCTTGCAACTCGTCAAGCGCTTGCCGCACACATCGTTTGGTGCCGTGGTGGCTTGATCGTTAGCGTCAAAAAAACTGCTGCCTGCGTAACCACAGCCAATGCTGCTTTTGTAAATCCATTGACACTGCTCACGCAGCAGCCTTCGGCCCGGCAAAGATCGGCCTTCAAGGTCAAAAGGTATGGCCAGTTGAAACGATATGGCCAGTTTATTTTCGCTGCTTTTTTGCTCAACAATCCACTCATCAGGCCCCCAAAAAGCGTCAGGGTCAGCGCCAGGGGCGCCGTCTAAGTAGGTGGTCAGGGTGCGGATGCGCTGAACCGTAGCGCCCACCAAGTCGTCATAAGTGTTAGTCAGAGCAGTTATTCCAAGCCCTACATTTGCGAATGTGATTGAAGGCCTTGCTAGCTGCCCTGTTGTGTTTAACTCAAAGCCAGACGTCTCAAGGGGCAACGCCGTGTAAGTATGGGTTTTGTAAACCACATCAGTTCCGTTGACTTGCGACCAATTTGCAAACCTGTAAATGCTTACGTCTGATGACCCCGGCGGTAAAATAGCTGCAATATCAAGAGTAAATAGATCGACAATTTGCGGAAGCTGGGTTTTAAAAGTTTCAGCATTAGGAGGCGATTGTGTCACACGTAAACCCTCGCTAACGAAAAAGACAGCACGGCATATGCCGCGTCTATTGTATTTATCTGCCAGCCGTCAGCTAGCAAATAATTTCGTGCGGCAAGTGTCAGGGTGATTGGAATGTTCGTATTGTTTGGTACGTCGACAGACGTTAAAACTCCTGTCACTAAATTGGCGGTGTAGTTTTGCGGCCTCACATAGCCTGTCAAAGTCAAAGCGCTCAGGTTCGTATAGCCTAAAGACAAGGTGCCGCTTGTAAAAGGCTTTGAAAATGTTTTAGTGCTGTATGGCGGAGTCCAGTTTATGGCTTGGCCTTTTTGCTCTAAAAAGAAACTTTCTAAAGAGTTGATTTCTGCAAAAGTAAGCGGGGGCGTTTGACATTCCCAAATTTCATTTTCAGCGTTGACGCCATCGGTTAGAACTTGGCTGTATCCATCTCCAAACTGAGCCCGCTGCACGCGCTGTGATCGCCTTTGAGTCAAAGACGCATCAAGCGGGATGTCGTTGAAGGCAATGTGAGTCATTACAGCATGCCCCCGCTACGGCGTTCGTTGGCAAGCGTACCAAGAACAATCCCTTTGACCTGCCCTGCTAACTGTTTTTGGGCTTGCGGTGACAACTGCTCTCCGGTGTTTTCAACGGATATGTTGATCGTACCGACATTCACCCCACCTAGCGACTTGTTAGGGGCAATGCTGCCACTGCGGCCAGGTGTGAACAACTCAGGGCCTCGCTCCCCTACAACAAAAGACCTCCCACCGGTCACCGTTCCGCCGCTGGCCCTTTCCCCACCAAAGAGCTTGGTGAAAATGCTGCTGGGGTTGCCACCACCAAGGCCACCCAAAAATGTCTGCAGCCCAAACCTCAGCATGATGTCTGCGAGGTTTCTAAGGGTGTTTGATGCAACCTCAGCAAGCGACTTGGTGCCATCGACTGCAGCAGCCAACGAGTCAACAATACTGCTTGTGATGGTGTCCCCGATAGACCTATAAAGTTGGTTCATCTTTTGCGCTTGCTTCTCAATCTGCGCGTCGATCATTGCCCCTTGTTCAAAAATTGCCTTGAGGCCGTCTAGGTTGACCTTATTGTTTTCGGCGGCTGCCTTAAATTTGTCTTGGTAAACTTTGACCATAGTTCTTTCGTGAGCTATCTCAGCGTCTCGCAATGCGCGTTGCTCTTTAAGTGGCGGTAGTTGCGCTTCCAAAATTCGCTGGATTTCTACTTCTTTAGCTAATTTCGATTTTGCTATTTCATCTGTTGAGTGCGCTAGCTGCTGCTGTCTTTCCAGCAAAGCGTTCATTTCAAAAGTGAGATCTTTTTGCTCGCGTGATCGCTTTGTCCTTGTCCTGCCAGCGCTCCCCCCTGACGCACCTAGAGAAGCACTGCCTGTAGTCAAAGCCGGAGGTTGCACCCCATTAGCTGCATCTTGCAATCCCTCAAGTTGTTCAGTTACGGGCGCAACTTGACCCTTCAATAGTGCGATTTCACCTCTAAGCTCTTTAATCCTGTCTGACCTAGATTGGGAAACGTGACGGAATCTTTTGCCCCCTTCTAGCTCCTCAAGCTCTTGCTCAAGATTTGCAATTTTGTTTTCAGTGCCTAACCCTAAAATTTTGTTGGAAAACTCAATCAATCTAATAATTTGATTTGTAGCGTTGATGGCCGCAGTCAGGACAAAGTCAATGGCAGGCTTTAACGCATCCCCGATTGTGACGGCCAGCCTGCCTACGCCATCAAGCAACGTGCTGAATTTGCCGCTTAATGTAGTTGATTGTGCAATGGCCCCGTCGGCATACTTGCCGCCAGTATCAGTTAATTTTTTCAGGGCAAACTCTGCCGCCTCAGCGCTTATTTGGCCCTTCTCAAGTGCCTTGCTAAATTCTTCCCCGGTTAAATTGTATTCTTCTCTCAGCACTCCGGCTAAATCAACGCCGCGCTCTTGCAACTGCAACAGCTCTTCTGTTTGCAATCTGCCTTTCGCTTGGATTTGGCCAAACGCTGTTGTAATGCCGCCTAGGTCTGCCCCAGTCGCGCCCGCAACGTCACCTAACCGCTTTGTTATATCAACCAACTTCTCAGTTTCAACCCCAAAAGCTTTAAGCCGTTTTGCCGTTTCAATTAACTCGATGCTCTCAAACGGTGTCACCGAGCCGAAGTCCCTTAGCTCTTGGATAATGTCTTTTGCCTTATTGGCAGAGCCCGTTAAGACTGTGAGGCTTCTTGCTTGCTTCTCAAGCTCAGCAGTCTTGACAAAAATAAACTTTGCGGCGGTTATTGCAGCGGCAGCTATTGCTAAACCTTTGACAGCTCCAGTAAGGGCGCTTATGCCGCCAGTGGCAGCCTTTGCGCCGCTGCCCATGCTTACAAACTTGCCCTTAGCGGCTCCTAGACGTTCGTTTGCTCCCCGAACAGCACCATCAAGCTTGCGAGTTTCAGCCGTCACCCTTTGAAGCGGGCTTATGGCGCGTGAGGCGTCAACGATTAGCTCAATAGAAGACCTAGCCACGACCGCCTCAGCACTGATTCCATACTACCGCCGGTTCATTTTTGCGCGCTCCATTGCCCGTTCTTGCTGTTCCCCTTTCAGCTCGTAGTAGGCAGCAAAATAAACAAGCTCCGCATCGGTCAGTTCCGTGCGCAGCCTGCTGACTGTCATGCCAAGCTCGCAGGCCAGGTGAAACTCAAAAAGAGTCCACTTGTCCTGCTTTAGTCGTTTTTTGCATCGTCAAGGTTTGGCTCTTCGCCAAGCCCAAACAAAAATAGTTCAACTTCATTCAGGACAAATTCAGGCAACTTGCGCTGTAGCTTTTCAGCATCAGCCGCTGCAAAAGCTTTTGTGCCGTCTTCAAGCTCAGCTATTTGGCAAAGCATCTGCGTGCTAATCGACAAAGCCTCATCACTGCCTGCAAGGCTTTGAGCCTTTTTGCGGTCAGCGCGGGTGATTGGCCTGAAGTACAGATCGACAACTTTGTCGCCTGCTTCGTTTTTTAGTTCGTACTTGCGGCGCTGGTTGAGATCAAACGCCCCAACCAGCAAGTCAACCGTTCTTTCAGTGGCAGGCATTTAAGCAACACATTTGCCGCTTAAATATAGCCTCCTCACTGCAAGTTGGAAGTAATAGTGCCGCTGGTGATAAAGCTGCAGCTAACAGTTACAAGCTCGCCAACTGTTGAGCTGATTTCCATGTCGGTCACAATTCCGCCAAAGGAAACAGAGTCTGTGCCCGTTGAGCTGCCAGTTGTGAACAGTTCAAATGATGCGTCAGCGGTGTCGCCTGTCTTAATCACATCCTCAATGAAACTGGCTTGCCCGGTTGCGTCTGGGTCATACACCAATTCGACAGTGCCGGAGCCGCTGATCATGCTGCCGACAAACTGCCGGAAGGTGTTTCCGTGAACAGTGGTGTCAAGCGTTTCTTTCGTTGTTGTCAGGCTCCAGCTTCGGGTGCCTACAACAGTCGCAAGACTGCCTGAGCCAGTTTCAAATTGAACTGAACCGGATTCGCCTCGGATGGTGGCCATGGTCAGAGTTCCTCGATGGATTCAAAGGTCACACGGACCTGTGTTTGAAAATAGCCCTCGGGTGCTGGTGAAGCCAGTGCCTCTGGACCAATTGGAGCGTCGAAGAAAACCCCCGACACGGTAACCCTATTGTAAAGGTCTCGGATTCGTTTACCAATAACGTAATTGGCGCCAGGGCCTACGCCTTTGCTCGAAAATATGTTCAGAACAACCAAGCCCACAATCCGGTTGTAGGAGCTTGTGGTTGATCCATGCCCAAGGTATTCACTTGAGCCAAAGGTTGTCAAACACTGAACCCACGAACTGTTCGGCGTGGGCTCATAGGGCATGTTATGGAAAACCACAGGGATGGCCGGGCTGCTTGCTAGCTCCGTGGCCAGCCTGCCCTCAATGGCTGCTCTGATGCTGTTGAGATCTGCAGCAGCCATTAACCCCTCCTAATGATTTTTTGATATTGACCTTGAGCCCATGATTCAAGCTCTTTGCCGATTAGCTCAGGGAAGCCAGCGACAGTGCCTTGGCGTGTTCTGAACTTGCCTTGCCAAGAGGCCGGTAAATTGGTGCCATAACAAACAGGCTCAGCATATTCGACGTTGTTCGTCACTTCGCCTTGATAGGGCTCAATTTTGCTTTTCCATCCGATGCGCAAGGTGCCAGTCACCACAGGCGTTCTTTCTTTGACGCGCCCTTCCCATTCCAGTGTTGTCACTTTGACCAACTGCTGGATCTGACCGTCCATATAGTTGCCGATTTGGTTGAGCGGAATTTCTCTTGCCATGCCTACGCCCTCAGAATTAGCTCGTAAGTGACAGCAGTATTCTCTTGCTCGTTTGTTTTGACGCTGATGATTTGATGCACAACACTGTTGACGAGCACTTTGTCTTTGGTTGCAGGAGCTGCGTCTAGGTCTTTCGCGGCAACAGTTAAGCGCTTGTCACCGGCCTGCACCAACTCGTTGGCTTCCTTGTTCACCACATCCTCAAGGATGCCTTTGACTTCGCTGTCGGTGTTTGTCTCAGCGACTGTTCCAGTGCTTGCGTTGTATGCGCCCGCGCCAACGACACGGATCGTCACATCACCGCCAAATTTGCTGATGACCTTATCAGCGACATTGACCAGCGCAGAGGCAATGCTCATCAGAGGTTATACGCGAGGCAGGCACCGCTAGTCAGCGTGATGCTGGTGACAATCCCACAGATTTCAGTGTCCGCCACAAAAGTCTCGCCAGCAAGACTGTTGCCGGTCGCGTTCTTAACAGTGATTGCGCTGATGACAGTGTCTTCTTTGAAATAGATTTTGCTGAACCTGCCGGTGTGGGCAGCAGTGTCAGAGATGAACTCGAAGCCGCCTGAAAGATCCTCGTACATGGTCAGCTCCGTTTGATTGCAATGTTGCCTGGTCCACTAATTCTAAGGCCCGTCAAGTACCTTTCAAACATTGGCGGCACACGGTCAGCTCCGATTGCGCCAGTAGTGGCAGGGGTCACGTCTAGGCTGCCGATCTTGACGTTTTTAAAGTCCTCAAGGCCGCCAAGGCTGATCCCGTCAACATTGTTCTTCAGGTAGACGGCCATTTCAATTTGGGCACGCTTGACCTGATCCGGTATTTCCGTGTCTGTGTAGTAATCGTCAGAAATGCGAAAAGGGAAGCCAGTCGCATACGTGTTGACATAGGTATCAGGCTTACGAACGCCTGTGCGCGGCCACTGCAGGGCTTGTGTGTCTGTTGCCCGTGCGCCAAGGAATCTTTCACGGTCAAGCCTCTGTGCCGCTGCAGCTAACGCACGGTTGCGGCTGTCATCATTCCCGGTTGTCCACTTAGAAACATCCGAGCTGGAAATCATTGCCTCAACAAAGGTGTCAGCCTCAGCCAGCGTTATGTAACTGTTGGCGCTTGCTCCGCCCGCTGTTGCGTCGATTGTTACTGCCATCGGGCTTCGGAGTAGAAGTCTTTTTTGTCGGCTTAGGAGGGGCGGAGGCCACCGCTTGCGCAGCAGCCTCGCGTTCCTTCATCCGCCGAAAGGCGAACATGCCCATCAGGAGCTAGCGCCCTTGAGAAGCACAAAGCTCAGCACGATGGCCTCGCTTGCGGTTGAGCCAACATTGGCCACAGTGATTGCGAACGAACCAGCAGCGATGCTGTTGGCTTGAACGAGATAGCTGCCAGCAGTACCGGCAGAGCTGTGGTTGACCACGACCACATCAGTGGCGGTGACCTTGTCGTTGTTGACCGTAAAAGTCACCTCAGCGGCGCCAGCAAGCTCAGCGCCGTTCATGGTGATTTGACCGGACTCTGTGTTGAGAGTCACGGCGGTTCCTTTGTTGGTGGCCTGGGTGACAGTGCCGCCGTTGGTAGGGCCAATTGCGCTACCTGCTGTTGCCTCGAAAATGGATGCCATGGTTAGTTACCTCCTCAATCCAGTGCGCTGGTGGTGGTAATCCGCACGACACCAATGTTGTTGGTTTCGTACACCTTGGTCCAGTTGCCCACGGTTTCCAGTTGCGCCCTTGTGGGGTTGGAAACTGAAGTGGAGAACTTAGAGCCGATTGGGTGATACACGTAGTGCAGATCAATCGACATGGCATCGCTCTTAGCGAGGATGTCACGGTCGGTCTCAGTCTGAAGGCCGAGTTGCTCGCCGGAGCCAATGGCGCCTTGGGTGAACATGTAGCTGGCATATTCGGTGGAAGCACCGGAACCAGCGGTCTGCACATCAGCAGACACGATCACGCGCATTCCCATGAAAGTGGGAACAGCAACGTTGCCAAAGGCGTTAGCCAATGAACCCTGCGCAGCATTTGCGTCTGGCTGACCGTTGTTGTCGTAGACCATGTCGAGCGCACGGCGCTCTTTCAGGTCGTAATAAACCTTGGGGTGAACGCAGATAGCGGCCAGCTTGTCGCCTTGATCGCCCAGCAAGGATTGACCTTCAACAACCTGACGTGCAGTCAGTTGAGTTGGGGTGTCCCCTGATTCGCCATCAACGGCCAAAGCCGCATAAGCAGCAGAGCTGGTGTCACCAACTGCGCCGAATACGCCAGCTAAGCAGGACAGCAAATCCTTTTGACGTTGGTTGGCAACGTAATCGGCAATCTTGTTGCCAATAGCAGCCATTGGGTCAGAACCGGCAGCCAGTGCAGCCAAGTCGCGTGACTCAAACGCACGACCACGGTGCAGAACGACGCCAACTTGCTTGTCAGCTTCGATCTTGCCAGGAGTCAGCGAAGAGCTATCAGTCAGACGCTCAAAATCGCCTGACAGGTTTGCCTTGTAGAAAGGCACTTGAACGAAGTCACCACCGTCCTCGGCGGCATTTAGCTCGGCCATTGGCTGAACCACGCCGCTAGCCAAAAAGGCATCACGCTGAGTGGTTTGCTCAATGACGTACGGCGTAAATACCTCAGGGATGATGATGTCAGAGCGAAGAGTCGCCATGACAGATCCTCAAAAATGGTTTTTACGGTGTGGGCGTAACCCTTATGGCACGGCGTAACCGCGCCTATGTCTTACATATTAACGGTTCGCTGCAGCTTTCAACCTTTCATACATATCCCGGTCTGCCTTAAACAGCCGTGACTGCTCTGTGAGGTTGTAAGTGTCCTTGGCAAATGGATTCTTTGTCCCAGGTGGAATGTCGCCACCTGCGCTGCGTCCTGCAGGCGCTCCGCTGCCTTGTGGCTTTGGTGCTTTTTGCATGTAGCTGGGCAGAGTTTTGGCCCACTCACTTATCGGTTTGCGTTCGTAGCCGTTGACGACAACAACCGTTCCGTCAGCTTCCCGTTCAATCTGATTTGGATCTAGCAGCCGAGCCTTAAACACGATGCTGGGGTCATGCACCACGTCAGCCAATGCCGTGTTGGCAGGTGTGATCAGCTCCAGCTCTCGCACTTGCGCTTCAAGTTCAGCGATGCGCTTGTCCTTTTCTTCCGCCGCCTCACGGAACTGCTGCTCCAAAGCTTGTCGCGCTTCGGCGTATTTGCCCTCTGATTCCAGTTTGCTCTGTTCAGCTTTGCGCTTGAAATCTTTCAGAGCCAAGTAATCGTCAGGGACTTCACCTATCAGCTCTTTCTTTTGCAGTTTGTTGATGAGGTCGTAGTTCTTCTTTTCTAAAGCTTCGACACTTGCTTTCAGCTTGTCAATTTCAACGTTGCTTGGTGCTTCGGGAGACGTAATCTCCTGATTCTGCTCTTCAGACATGAATAACCCGTAAGGTTGTTTTCACGACCACTTTACTTTGTCTGCCCAAAATGCGGCAGATGTTTTCCCTCTGGCGATGTTCTTTGCGTGCCGCTTCTTAAATGAAGCCCGCTTTGCCTTGTCTGCTGCGCTTTCACCTTTGCGCGGACGTTTAGTCTTTGCGCCTTGCTGGCCGAACCTAATCAGCCGGGGGCTGCCGCCGTCATTGACAACCACCGCGTGACTTTTGCCGCTCGGATGGTTTGGGGTCCGAATTGGTTTGTCGAACCCCTTAAACGTGTGCCCGCCACGCTTGATGGTCACTTTTTCTTGCCTTTGGGCGCGGCCCTGAGTTGGGACCGTTTTTTCAAAACAGGGTTGCCAGTGCTTTCTGATTTGATTGCAATGACAGGATCACCCTTGGCTCCGCGTCGAGTGACAGTGCCGCCTGTCGGCCCTTTGACGCTGTAAGAGCCTTCTCCTTTCACGCTGGTTACAACGCCAAAAGTGCGCTTGCCCTGGTAAACCCAGCTAACGCGAGAACCCTTTTTCACTTTTTCTTGCCTCCTTTCTTTTTCTTCTTTTTAGGGGGACGGCCCACCTTTGAGCCGTATGTGCCTTTACCCATTGGCATTAGCCGCCTCCCTTAGACCCTTCCTTTTTAGCAGCCTTTCCCTTTGGCGCGGGCTTCCTTGGCGGACAAGATGGCGCCTCGTTTGGTTCTTGAACGGTGAATTTGTACTTGCTAGGCAGCTTGCTCATTGGGGTAACGATCTTTGAGTTGTTCCAAGGTTAGCTCTGAACCGTCCGCGTTAACAAACTTACGGATGGCATCTGTCGGGCCATACTTGTTTACCAACCGGTTGAAGTAGGGAACTTTGCTTCTGCCTAAAACATCCTGTTTGGTCGCCATCGATTGCTTGTCAAGCCACTGGCCATAAGTCTCGTTATCAGGCACGCCTTGACCGCGCACGGCTTGGGTGCCCTTAAACGCAGAGTTTGGGCGGCGCAACTGGCTAGGTGGTGGCGGGTCAATTCCAAGGCCGCTGTAATCAATGACCGGCACTGTCGTGGATCTGCAATTGAAATGCTGCGGCGGTGTTGGGCCTTTGCCATAGTCAAACTCTTGCCCATCAAGAGCACGACAAATCGCGCTGGTCTTGCTGTCTAAGGTCGCCACGTATCGGTAACGCCTAGTCACATCTTGATTCGCCTTGTAAACCTGCTGGCTCGCCTCATTCGCCACCTGGTTGATGCTTGTACGCACCATCGCATTGACTTGGTGGTTTGCTGCGGCAGTTACCTGTCCTCCAGCTTGGGCGATTTGACGCAAGCTGCCAGGCTGCCCAAAGCGGAGACGGCCCTTTAACTGCCGTGCAATCTGATCAGCAGATTCCCCAGTTAGCAACCCGTTGCGGACAGTTTTTGCAAACAGATCGGCCTGTGACTCGGCAAGCCCACGGAACGACTTTTCAAGCACCTTCCCATTTGGCAACGTAATAGTCGTGCCTTGCGCAGCCGTCAGTTGAAAGGTCTGCGGCGCACCCGCGACAGCAGCTTGCAAGTTGTCGCTAAGCGACACCACGTTGATTGCTGTCGGGTCCACGGTTGCCACTGATCGCGCAAACTGCGGGCTGATTTGCACACTGCGAATCTGCCTGCGCAACTCAACCGGCAAAGCACGTCGCAGCTCATTTGCCACAAACTCGCTTTGCAGTACGGCTAGCCCCTGCAGATCCTCGACGATCGCAAGCGTGCTTGTGCCCGCCCAGCCATCAAGTGACTGCTTTAGTTGCGCAAGAATCGCCCTAAGCCGTGCAGCTTTCGCAGGCGCCGCAAGCTCATCAATCCCACGCAAACGATCAACAGCATCCAAAACAAGATCGTTGTATGTAACAGCAATTCGCTTTGCGACACTGTTGCTAAATCGGTTGAGATCGATCGCATTGCGATACAGCTCCGATGGTGTGCTCATAAATCATGCAGATCCAACCGTTCAGATTTTTCGACGCAGATCACTGAAACATCTGCCCCGATTGTCAGAGCGTTGCCCACAATTTCAGTAAACTCCCGAATCACTTCCGCATCCCTCTTGTTTACGCGGGTTTCGGTGACGCTGTAAATGCCCTCCTCGTCATACCAAGTGACGCGAACCACTGCGTAAACTTGCTGCCTTAGCTGCTGCCTGACGTAGTACAGGTACTGTTTATCTGGATCTTCTTTTTCAGTCCTCTTAAGTCTGTCAATCCAACTCATCGGTCGCCTCCGGGTTTTCCCTAGGCATTGTGGCTTCAGTTTCAGCGACAGGCTCTGGCCTGTCCATTTGTATTAAGCCGCCAGCTTGTGTGGCCTCAATTTCCTCCTCAACGTCGAACTCATCGCCAAGCACTTCACCGGCTGATAATTGGTTAAGCAATGTTTCTTGAGTGATCGTCCCTGCCGCATAAAGTTGCAGCAGCGCTTGTATCTCCTGCGGCTCTAAGCGTGCTGCCAAGAAGTCGCGATTGATAAAGCTCATGCCGGCTTGCGCCTGCTGCATGTACTGCGCGTGAAACGTCAGGCAGTTGTCAATTAGGTCTTGCATCTGCTGTGCAATCACCATCATGGTGCTGTCCCCTTGACTGCGATCGATCCGCTTGGCCTCTGCTGTCTCTGCACTGAGCTTTTGCCCAAGCACGGCAGCAAGACCCAGTTCATTGATCTGCTGAGCAATCTGCTCAAGCCGTTGGAACTGTGCGTTGTAGCTGTTCCCAGATGGCTCAATGTATTCAGCACGCGCTGTCTCGGGCAAAGCCATCGCTTCCCCTGGGCCTGCGCTTATCTCCTCCGCAGACTGTGGGAACCCGTAGATAGCCAGCATTGGGACTGCGCTGATGTGCAACTGGTTGTCTAAATCGGACTGCACTTGATACGCCTTCAAATTCAGTTCTGCAATGTCAGCCAGTGGTGGCCGCGACTCAAGAACCCCGACGCGGTTTGAATAGGCCACCGCAAACGGGATCTCGCTAAGGCTGGTTTTGCCGTCATCCACTAAACGAAATTCACCCTTGTCATCTTTTTGGTGGATTTCAAACGCGCCAGGGGTCAGCACACGCACTTGCTCAACTTGCTTTTCGCCATAAAGCCCATCCGGCACAGTGACCTTTTCAATGAGCCTGATCATCGTCAGCTTTTGCTTGCCGTCAGCAATTTCAGATCGCCAGCCAAGAATGTCTCTTGGCGTGTATTGGGTCCAATAAGGGCGGCCATTTTCACCCGCCTTGGGCGCGTCAACTAGAACACCAACGTGGCCATACCTGATGCACTTGCGAGCAGTTTCATAAGTCCAGACGTTGAGATCGTTGCCCTGCAAATCAACGTCGAAAAGCTGCTCAGTCACAACATCGCTGACATCTTCCAAGCGCACAGGCTTGCGGGTCAACATGCCAGCCAGCATGCGCTCAAGCCTGACGTAATACGGCGCAAGCGTTGAACGCAAAAGCCTGTTGTCATAAGCCTCGTCTAATTCTCGCGGCTCTTGCGGCAGGTATTTTCTGTGCCCTTTTCTGATGCCGTAAGTGCCCTGCAACAGAGCTTCAATCAGAAGCCAATGCGGCTCCATGTTGGCGTAAGCCGTGTTTGGGCTTTCAACAGTGGTGACGTTGCCTACACGCTGCCTGCCTGAGAAACCTGAATACACGGCTAAAGCCCGCCCGATAGTCTGATGTTAATCGACAGATCTATAGACACAAGAAAAGGGGCCAGCGACTGCCCCCTTTCAAGATAGCCGGGTAGACACCACCGCGACCGCATCAATATAGGCGGATGCCTGTTCCCCGTCCAGCTCGTGCATTAAGCATCGAGAAGTCACGGTAAATCAAATAACCCAGCGCATCGTTCATATGGTCATAGCCAGCATCCTTGTCTGGGTCACCGGCTTCGGTGTAGCTCTGCAGCTCTAAGCACTCGATCGTTCGCTTGCAATTTGCTGACACTTGCAACCGGACTTCCCCCTTGCCGTTTTCCAGCAAAGCTTGAACAGAAGCCACCCGATCACGAATGGGAGGATTTGCCTTGGGCGATTGATTGCTGAACCCATACGACTCAAGAATCTGAATATCAGTGCGCGATGCGTTCGTGCTGCGGTTGCCGCCGGATGCGTCTGGGTAGATGTAAACCTTGCGACCTTGAGCACGAGATTGAATCTCTTGCGCCATGGCATCAGTGTCATGCGCTTTGCTGATCTCATCAATCAACAGAAGTTTGCTGCCCAAGCGGACGCCAATGACTGCGGACATGTTGCCGATGTTGAAGTCAACGCCCACACGCAATGGCTCAGTGCTGACATCGGGGATGGAGGTTGTGACGTGCTTGTCACGACTGAACCTGTCGTAAACCTGGCCGGTCGTGAGGTTGCAGAACTGCCCCTCAAGATATGCCTTCAGCAGGCTCGGGTCGTAGTTGGCCTGAAGTCTTTCAATAAAATCTTGCGGCAGGTACGGGTTATCTGCCGTCCGCATTCTGATCAGCTTTCGGTCTGTGCGTTCCTGCGCTTCCTCTGTGCCAAAGGTGTTCCACATCCAACGGAAGCCCTCTGGCGTTGATGCTGCGCTGAACTGCCGAACATTGCCGGACCTAAGACGACCGAGGATCTTTGGAAATGCTCGCGTGCAAATAGACGGGTTTACGGTATCAATTTCATCGCACAAGATATAAGCAAGGTTGAGGCCGATGATCCTTGAGTAGTTCTCAAACGACCGGCACAGCAGCTTGCTGTCACCGCTAGGAAAATGCAGGATGTACTCAGGCAATGGCGAGGCGCGAAACGTGTAGGGGATTTCGTAGTGCTCAAGAAACTGCTCAAAGTCCGCTTGCCAAATGTCACGAATCAACGGGCCGGTTGGTTCCATCACGCAACCCGTGAAGCCTTGGTTTGCAGCAGCCATAAAGCAAGCCTTTGCCGCTAGGGCTCGCGTCTTGCCAGCGCCATAGCCAGCACTAATGCCAAGGATTTCGGTCTGATCGTCATCAACAAAGGCCCGCTGGCCTGGGTGCAGGTCGTCCCTGATCCGATCGAGAAGGCGCTGAACATCAAATGCCGTGTTGGCATCACCGATCCGCTGCAGCACAGAACCTTCGGCAATGTGGCCAAGAATTCCGTTCACTGCAACACCTGGGCAATCTGCGCAGCGGTTTTGATGCAGCCCAAGGCAGCGCCGAGGTTATTTTGCTTTCTGGCCTCTTTTTGCAGCGTTGCCAGTTGGGCAAGAATCTCTGCAGTAAAAGTCCGACGATCAAGCTCCCAGTCGGCGCACAAAAGTTCACGCGCACGGCGGATGTAATCGTCTGCTGTCCTATCGCAGCACTCCCACTGGCTCGAGGCATATTGCAGTACGTCGGAGCGCGTTGCGCCGTTAGCCAAGAGGCGTGCAACACGGTTTACCCGAAGGCCTAGCTCGGCATTTGAGGACCGTTTTTTGGGCTTGATTGGTTTTGGCATCAAACAGGCCCTTCAGCTTTAGGGCTAGCTTGACAATAGTTGGAGCGTTCGGGTCGGTGATGCTCCGCCGCTGTGTCGGTGGACCCGACATTCGCCTGCTTCGAACGCATGTTCCTTTCCCCACGGTACATCGAAGCTCCCATTTCTGCGATTTTCTTAAAAGGAATACATGGCACGGTTAAGCGTTCACGCGCTTTAGGGTTTAAAAAATAGAGATAGCGCATTTGATAACCTTGCAATGGTTTCCAAGTGCGGAACTCGGAATCCATTTTTA